TTTGAATATGCACCTACTGTAAAAACTACATTACTTAAACCATCAGATAGTGCTCTTGGTGATAACAATAATCAACAAGATAGACCGGCTGACGCCGAGGATGATCCAAAGTCACAAAATGGTATTAAGAATGAATACCTTTCTGGCTTTTATGTTATTGCTGGTGTAGAATGGTTATTAACATATCCTGGTCCAATAAGAATGAAATTAATATTAAAGCGTCGAGAGTTCACTCCGTCTACTTAATAAATATAAAAACAAAATAAAAATATGCCTTTAATAGATTTAGCAAACCCGGTAGGAAGCCAGGCACTCGCACAGTTAGCTGGGCCATTCGGTTCTTACTTAGGAGGCTCATCATTTCCTTCAAGTTATCAATTTGCAAAGCGATTTGTAAATAACGCAAATACAGCTGAAGGTAGTGGTAATAATGGTGTTACTGCATTAGATGACCCTACATACTTAGGATTTACTTTGATGTTTGATATTAGCTCTCCATTATTTAATGGTGCTACTAGAGGAGCTGTAAGCATGCCAGCACCTGAACAAAGCCCAGCTTCATTCGTTGATGGTAATTTAAATGTTTCTCAGTCTGTTGGTGCAACATCAGATGCTGGATCCGGTACATCATCGTATCCGTCAGAACCTTCTGCTATAGGTTACTTAGACAAGATTGGAGAAACTAATAGAGTTGAATACTTAAGAGCTTTTATTACAGGACTATTAGAGGTTAGTAAAGAAAGGCCATATTATTTTCAAACCATTGGTGGTTTATTAGAAGCTTGGACTAAATCATTTGAGTTTGCAGAAGATCCTTTTACAGGAAGTGGTGACGGTGATGGTATTACTATAGGCTGCCTAGAGGCAATTGATTTAAAAATGACTGCATTATTTAATTTGTATAAAATGGCAGTTTATGATGTAAGATATAAAAGAATGGTTGTTCCTAAAAATTTACTTAGGTTTGATATTTATATTTATGTACAAGAAATAAGAAAATTTAAAACTGTAAGAAATTGGCTAGGTTCATTAAATCCTAGTAATGCTGGAGCAGATACAAAAAAATATGTAAATGAAAATACCTCTCAAGTTGGTTTTAAATTTACAGAATGTTTATGGATTCCTGGTGCTTGTGGTAAAGTATTTGAAGGTGTTACCAATGTTGGTGGAACTGTTGCAACAACTGATATAAAGTTTAGTTATGGCACTATGGAAAATGTTTCTCAATTTTCTGGTTTTGATAGTAAATTGGATGAAAGTAAATTACAATCAAACTCAGACCCTGCCTTTCTAGGTAAAATAAAACAATTCGGAAAAGATCAATTAGATAATGTAGCAGCCGGTGCAATTAACTTAGCAACAAGAACTGTTTCTAATGCAATACAAGGTCTAACATTAGGTAATGTATTTGGTTTAAGAAATAGCTTATTAGGAACAATAGCAAACCCTCAAGGTTTATTAAATGCAGCAGTAGGTGCTGCTATACAAGGTGCAGGTTTACCTGCAACTAATACTTCATCATCTGGTGGTACTAAATTAGGAGATAACGTGTCAGGCAATCCTTTACCTGTAAATAATACATTAACAGGATCTGATCAAGTTTTTGATGAGATTGCACGATCTGCAAATGATTTAGCAAGTATAAACGCATTTGGTGCACCAGGACCAGCGCAAGATAACGGAGGTTTAACCTCATCAAATATTTTTGAATAATGGGAAAAGTTAATCCAGCAAATTTTAATGCAGATGATTTAAGATCTACTCAATGGGTAGGTATTGTAGAAGATACTGCTGATGATATCTTTGAAGGAAGATGCAAGATAAGAGTATACGGAAAAATGGATGATCGCGTAGATCCTGAAGATCCTAATAGCGATTATAAACTTCCAACTGCTTCATTACCGTGGTCAAGACCACATCAGTTAATGTATGGTGGTAGTGCTACAGGTAGTGGTAAATTTGAAATACCAAAGATAGGATCTATTGTTAGGCTTACTTTTGATAATGGAAATTTTTATCAACCAATCTATCACGAAAACATTTATCCTTCAGATGAAACAAAGGCTGAAATAGAAGCATCATACCAAAACTCACATGTACTTATTTATGATACTGCATTCGGTTTAACTGGTGGAGAGAATGGTACTGAAGTAACCAATGATAGAGAAGGAGAACATGTTAAGGTTTTCTTTACTGAGGAAAAAGGAATAATGATGGACTATGCCACGGCAGTAGGACCAACTACAGTAAACATAAAGCCAGATAATTCAATAGAAATAATAAATCCAAATGGTGATACTATTGTAATGCTTAATGATGGAAATATATCATTTACTCATTCTGCTCAATTTACAATTAATAGTGGAGCTGATACTGTTATTAATGCAGATGCTAATACTATAATTAATTGTATTGATGCTAAGATAAACGCAACAGGAGAAACTCATGTTAATTCACCAAGAATTAAATTAGGTGAAGCAGCTGCTGAATCTGTAGTTAAAGGTGATACATTCAAAAGTTTATTTGACTCTCATGTTCATCCTGCGCCAGGCGGTGTGACTGGAACTCCATTACCACCATTTAAAAATAGTACATACTTAAGCACAAAAAATACTACTGACTAATGCCTTGGATTCCTTTACCTATTATTGGCGTATTAAAGGCATGGTTACTCAGTAGCACTGGTGCAGAGCCATATTCTTACGTACCATTTGCTACACAAATTGGAATAAATTATGTAGCTGCTGCTATTGCTGTTCAAACTTCATACGGAGGAACACCACCAATTACAGTAGGTACTGCTGCTGGCATACAAATAGGTTTTGAATCATCATTTACAGAACTTGAGAAATGGTCTACTGATAATGTAACGTGGGAACCTTTTTCTGCTCCTAGAGAATGGAATCAAGAAATACCTGATTATGTATGGAAAGATGCAGCCCAGTCTATAGTTGATTATTGGACCGGTGGCCAAATGTCACCATTACCACCACCACCACCTGGCGTAGTTCCTACCTTAAATCCTATTCTAAATGGTGGGAGTATAATGCCACTACAAGCTGATATTGGTAATGCATTTAAATTAAATAATACAAACGATTTATGCAATGCATTAAATGACGCATTTAAAAAACATTTAACAACAGTGAGCGGTACTTGGACAGGTGTCACAGGAAGTGTACCACCTTTACCTTATGTTTTTCCATGGGTAGGTTTATCATAAAGTTTATTAAATAATGAAACAAAACAACTTGTGTTGAGTACAATAATAAATACTTTATACACATAGCTAATATATAATACAAATAATTAACCTTTTAAAAAAATAAAAATGACCGAACAAGAAATCACAATCCAATTAAGTGATGATCCATTTGACACTAAGACAGTAAAGGTACAAGTTCCACACGGAACAAAGCTAATGTGTAATGAACACTATGCAGCTGATGTTTTAGGAATGTATAATCTTACAGATCCTATTTTACAAAAAACTCAATTAACAGAAGATAGAATATCATATACAACTAGAGGTGAAATTACTTTTATTTCTGCTGATAGGACAAGAGCACTTATTGATACACAATCTAAACATACAGCATTTTGTTCTTTATTAAAAGAACCAGATTATATTGTTGAGCAATTACAAGTTGGTATAGAAATTGATGTTAAAATTAAAACTTCAAACACTGGAGATGTTATTGCTTCAATTAGTGATGCAATAATGGAGGTTAAATTACAAGAAATAAAAGATGCTATTGGAAATAAGGAGGTTGGTTTTACTGGTTTAGTTAAAGAATTAATTCATGGTGGTTATTGGGTAGATGTTGCAGGAATTAAATGTTTTATGCCAGGTTCTTTAGGTGGTTTAAATAAATTACATGATTTTAATTCATTAGTAGGTAAAGAGATCGTTGTAATGCCAATTACATTCTCAAATGAAAAAGATACAATTGTAGTATCCCATAGAGAATATTTAAGAACAATGATTCCAACTAGAATTTTTGAATTAGAAGAAAATATAAAAGAAGTTAGAACTGGTTTTGTAACTGGGTCTACTAAATTTGGTGTGTTTGCTCAATTTGATGATTGTTTAACTGGTTTAATACCTAGAGTTGAATTAGATGAAGCTACACAAAGAGCATTAGATAATAAAGCAATAAATCCTGGTGATGAAATAACATTCTGGGCTAAAGAAATTATTTCAGAGAAAAAGATTATATTAAGTCAGTTAGGTCCTAAGATTGATATATGGGATGGTGTTGATGAAAAATATAAACCTATGATGATCACAAAAGGAACAGTTACTAAAATAACTTCTTATGGTGCATTTGTTGAATTAGAAAAAGGAATAAGTGGTTTAATTCATAAATCTAAACTAAAAGCAGCAAACCTAACAAAAGGCGATGTTATTGATATTAAAATCGGGAGTGTTAATGTAAGTGATCGTAAGATTACTATGAACATAGTATAACACCAATCCTGGTTTGAATATATAAACAAATCAGGAACTACATGTATACTAACGAACAGCTAAATGCAATATATGCATCCAAGATTGGATTAGAATTTGAATTCTTTGCCAATGAAGGAATGGATGAAGTTAAGAGAGACCTATCTCAAGCTCTAAATAAGCAAATAAGAGTCGAGGAAAAGGCGCACAGTGAATTTGTACCTAGCGATGAAATTTTCAAATTAGAACCAGATAATTCTGGTGGATCTGGGATGATTGAATTAGTAACAGGACCAATGCCTTTTGTTGAATCTAAACTTATTATTGCAAAGACTCTAAAATGGATTAGAGAAAATGGATCTACCAATGACAGATGTTCTATACATATTAATGTAGCCTTTGATGGAAAAAAATTAGGATCTCCTACTAATGTATCATCTTTAGATATTGGTAAGTTTGTTCTTAACTTCAATGAAAATGCTGTCTATGAAGCGTTCCCAGACAGAAGAGATTCTGTTTATGCTAAATCTATAAAATTTATTGTACCATTAAGTGGAATGACACAACCTTCTCCTGAAAGAATTTCATGGAAGAATTACATGTTTGTGTCAGAAAAATATTATGGCGTAAACTTTTCTAAAATACCTAAGAATTATATTGAATTTAGATATTTAGGTGGTAAGGACTATGAAAAGAAATATAATACCATAATGAATATGACAGAACATTTTGTTGTATCTTTATATGAGAGTTTGGCTAATCCAGTTTACAGTAAAGATGATCTTAAAAAACTAGATGTTATCTTAGAACAACACAAAGGTATTGTAGAGTCATATAAAACTTATCAAGCATTCAAAAGAAAATTTCCTAAAATTAGATTAATGGTTGATTTAAAAACGTATGACCAAATAATTGAAACGTATTACCCTAAAATGAGACAACAGTTATTTGAATTATTAACTAAAGCTGGATTAAAAGAAGGCTTGGTTAATTACGATGCAGATACTGGTAGAATGCAACTTAAAGGTGCAGAGTTAATGAAATGCTTTGAAATAAAAGGTATTGATATTGTTGATTCTAAAATACAAGGTAATATTTTAAATTGTGATATATTTAGCACAGAGTTAATTAATTCATCAATGACTGAATGTAATCTGTTTGGCTCAACTGATGTTGTCGATTCTAAAATAGAAGATTCTTATGTAAGTAAAAATGTAAGTTGTAAAGATTCATATGTTTTTGGTATGAGAGGGGTTTTTAGTGGAGATATGGAAGGTGGTATATTTAGAAAAGGTAGGGCTACTGAATTAGCAAAATTTGAGAATACTGAAATTATTGAAATAGAAAAAATATAAAATAGCATGGCTAATACAAATACATATTGTAATGATCCGGCAGAAGCCGAATGTTTAGATGCATTAATAAAATTAATTAATGATGATCTTACTATTGCTTGCCAGATACCATTCACGGTTCCTAAGAAAGAATTAAACAATATTATACAAAGAGCAAAACAATATTTTTATAAAATTTATGAAGATAGTGTAGAGCAGATGTATATTGCTTTACCGGCTGGAGCTGTAACTAAAGCTGACTTTAAACAAGGAGTTCCTTATGGCAGTGGTACAGATAAAGAAACAATAACCAATAAAGCTAATATTGCTAATCCTAGAGGTGTTGTTCAAATGCCGTCAAGAGTATATTCAGTTAATGCTGTATTTGAAATTGGTGGATTTAGTGGTGAAGATGGTGGTTTTGGTAGTATGAGCTTTAATGCTGATGATGTTGATTTTTCAATAGATAAGTTTATTTATAATGATGTTTATGGTGCAGGTCTTGGTAGTGAAAATTTAATGTACTATGTAGTAAATTCATTATTTATGGATAATGCAAGACAAGTTCTTTTACCACAAATATCATATACTTATAATAGATTAACAAAGAAGTTTAGATTTCAAGGTGAACTACCAAATAGAGCTACTATATTTGAAATATTTTCAACAATTCCTGATTGTGCATTATTTGAGGATGAAGCTTTCCAAAGATATGTTATAGGAATAGCTAAAATTCAATTAGCCAGAATATTAGGAACCTTTTCATTTAATCTTCCAGGTAATATTACTATTAATTATGATTTAATTTCAAGTGAAGGCCGAGATGAAGTTGATAGAGTAGTTGAAGAAATTAAAAATGATGAGGGTGTTGATTACTTTTTTACAGGATAATTATAATCTGAAAGCTATTAAACAAAAAGAGAATATATAATAAAAAATTAGTATTCTATAATGATAAGAGATATTTATAGTCGTGATATAGAAGCACCTAACTTTAGTGAAGATACTATTGAGGTTAGCGATTCTTTATCTCAGCTAATTATAAAAATAGAAAATTGCCTATTCACCAGGAAGGGAGATGTATTAGGAGCACCTGATATAGGTGCTAATTTAGATGAATTAATATTTTCATTAGTGTTAAATGAAAATACAATAGAGAATAAAATTACTTCACAAATTTCAGCATATTGTTTGCCTGATTTTTCTGGATTTGATGTTGATGTAAAAGTAACTTTCTTTTCAACTCTAGAAAGAGATGGTTGCTTAGTTGATATATCAGTAAATGAACAACGAGTATTAGGAGCTCTATTTTAAAAAAAGAAATTGAATGTCATTTTTTAGTAAAACAAGAATAAGTGCCACCGAGCTATTCCAGGATTCGTTTGAATACCTGCAGCGTACATACAATCAAGCAGTTGAAGTATTTACACCTGCCTCGCCGTTTGGCCAAATATTAACAGTTGTTTCAAATTTAGGTGAAATGATATTCTTTTACATAGAGGCTGCTCTTACTGAATTAAATATATCCAGAGCTAGAAATATAGAATCAATATACGGATTGTCTAGATTAACTGGTCATGATCCTACACGAGGAATATCATCAAGAGGTATAATTGGATTACGTTTAAATACAAGTGCTGCTAGCCTCGTTAATGGGGATTATGTACAAATTATAAACGGCGCAAGTTTTGAAATCGCTCAAAATGGTTTAACATATTTTTTACGATTTAATTCAGATTTTATCAGATTAGATAAAACCACAAAAACATTTGTTGATGTTGAAATAGTACAGGGCGAAAAGGATGAACAATCATTTACAGGTACTGGTTTTGCATTACAGAGTTATAATTTAACCACAAAAGAACCTACTGATCAATTTTTAGTTGAGGTTTTTGTTGATGGACAATTATGGAAATTAGTAGATTCACTATATGATATGAACAACGGTGAAAAGACTGCAATGGTTAAAACTGGAGTAAATGGTGGATTAAGTGTGTTCTTTGGTAATAATCAATTTGGTTTACCACCTGCATTAGGGTCAAGAATTAGAATTACATATATAAAGACAAGAGGTAATGCTGGGAATATTGGAGGAAAACAATTAGATATGAAGTTTTCAACATTTGGAACAGACTCTTCTGGTATAAATGTAGATTTAAATGAAATCATATCAATTAATATTACAAGGAATCCAGGTTTTGGTTCAGATTCTGAGGATCCACAATTTACAAGATTAATTGCACCATATGCAAGTAATTCATTTGTATTAGCAAACCCTAATAATTATATTTACTATTTAAGTAAGTATGATTTTTGGTCTTTTATAGATGCTTACAATACTAAGAATGATGAATACTTAAATGATGATAATATTATTTACTTATTTTTAATTCCTGATGTAAAAAAGAAAATTACTAGTGATGTAGATTATTTTAGTGTACCTGAGGTAGAATTTACTATGACTGATGATGAAAAGGCAATGACTTATGAGATCCTAAACAAAAGCGGTAGGCAAGTTGTTACAGCAGAAACTAGAATAGTTGATGCCGTTATTAGAAAATATGCACTGAATATTGTTATTAGATGGTTAGAAGATTTTAATAAAGATGAAATAAGAATTGAAATAAGAAAAAATTTAGATGACTATTTCTTAAACGTAAATAGAAGAGATAGGATTCCTAGATCAGATATAATTTCTATAGTAGAAAACGTTGAAGGTATAGATTCTGTAAATGTATTCTTTATATCACAAAGAAATGAAGAAGCTATTAGAAATGGTTTTTATTTTATTCCTGTTTATGGAACAGATCCTATAACTGATCAAAGAGTCTTAATAGAGAATAAAAAAATAGTATTGAAAAAAGATGAAGATCCACAATTAGGTTTAGATAGTTTTGGTGATGTTGTTATAGAGAATAATGATTTAGCTATTATTAGAGGTGGATGGAAAGATAGAAATGGAACTTTCTATGAGCCAATACCAGAAGCTAACAAAATTAGTTCTCTTAATGTATTCTATAAAGAAGGAATAGCAAATAATCTTTATAATAAAATACAACAAGAAAAATATAATTCAACGCAAAGAAATAGAGGTACTACAATTGCGACTGGTGTAAATTCTGCAGGTTTAAATACTGGAAGATTAGTAAGCACACCAACACTTAAAACATTAAAAGGAAATTAATATGGCAACAATTAAAGATAACAGAACTGGATTTCCTAGCTTATATAGAGCAACATATGAAGAAGGGTGGGAGTTAAAAAATACAGGGTATGATTATTCTAAAAATTTATTAAATAATACAATGTCTGCTTATATGTTTAAAAATCCACGTCTTAAAACATTCTTAGAGGATTACTTAACTCCTATTATGGTTTTTTATATTAATAAAGTTAAATATGTAAGGATTTTTTATAACTTTGCAGTACCTAAATGGTATCAAAAAATAAATTAATAAGATAGTGAGTCTCTGGCAAAATTTAGCCTTTTTTGATAAAGAAGGAAAGAACTATAATATGAAATATGACAGCACCACTGACATGTGGTCTGGTGACATATTTTTACCCCAAGTTTCCATAGATTTATTTGAAGTAGGTCAATTATTCATTTTACAAAAAATGTTTAATAAAACAACGCAAGCCTTAGAATATGGATATCCTCATACAACAACTAATAACTGTGATTGGGATGCTGAGTGGGAAACTGAAACACCAGATAAAATATTTCTTTTTCAGTTTGATAGGAATTTTAATGATGGCACACAGTCTGCATTAACACAAGAACCTGACGGACCACCATTAGTAAAATATACTAGGCTAACAATTCCAATAGATTATGATGCTAATCAAACAGAATATACAGATCCTATAACAGGTAAAAGTTTTATTGCCACAGATGAGATCAGATCTATTGCTTTACAAGTAAATTTAGCTTTTTCTTCAGAAAATGAAAATACATATAAAAGAACATTAGAAATTACCGATAAGTGTACAAACAATGTAATTGGTAAATTTACTGTTTATGCAGAAAGTATTGAAGAGGATGAAAGATTAAGAGTCATGACTCAGAATATGGGTTATAATGTTATAGCATCTGACAGTACAGTATTTAGAGATACAAATTTAAAAGAAGCATTACCTGATTATGTAGAGATTAATCTTAAGCGTAAAGAGATTATGATGGAAGGTAGTAACATATACCCCTTCATAGGATCATATAAAGGTTTAATAAATGCTATTAAGTTTTTTGGTTATGATAATCTTAAGCTTAAAGAATTTTGGAAAAATGTAAATGCAAATTCTCCTCAATTTGGTAATTATATCCAAAGTAATACTGTAGATTTATTTTCTCCTACTGTGCAATTTGATGATAAGAATATAACTTTACCTAATAAAAACTTTAGGAAGACTAGTATGTTTAGTCTTATTTATAGAATTAATAAAATAACACCAGGTAAATTTACAGATGAGGATTTACCAAAGACAGAAGAATTACAGGATTTTACAATTGAGGAAATATTAATTAAACTATTTGGTTTAAAAAGAAAATTAGAAAATGAATATCTTCCACTCAATGCTCACATCAAAGGTATTACAGCAGAAGCTGATTTCTTTGGTTTACTAGAAGTAACAAATACAGTAAGTAGAAATTTAGCAACGGTTGCTAAAGTTGGTATTAATACAGATTTTAAAGTTTCACCGAGCTCATGTACTTATTTAGAAGATCTTAGAAGATTTAATTCATTTTGTTTAGCGCAAGCGGCTAAAGTTAATACAGCTATAATAAATGATCCATGTATTGTTATTGGACCATTACAACAACCTTTACCAGCAAATGCACAAGCAGCTGCTATTGCACAGGCAATTATTAATTTTAATAATGCTTATGTTGGGCCTCTTACTAAAGGTAATGTTTCAGTTGGTCAAAATTTAGTAATGGGACCATATAGTCCAGGACAAATTATACCAGAACCACCAATTGGACCAGATCCTAATAGTGTATTAGGTGCATTGCAAAATGGTAGTAGTGTTACAATTGCATCTGTTGCTGGGGTATATGCTGCATACTTTTCAAGATATGCACCAAATTTAAATAGAACACTTGCTAATGAGGTTTCAGGTGAATCATCAAAAAGTTTACCAGACCAACCAGGTGTTGGAGCAGGAGCATTAGTAACATTAACTAATGATAGCTTTAATACTTTAACATGGGATACTGTTAATAGTACATGGAATCAACTAAGTAATGCTAATGATTTCTTTACATTTGATTTTAATGTACAAGGTATATCTACTGGAGATGTTTATGCAATAACAGATAGAGCAACATCAACATCAGTAAGTCATACTGTAGCTGTAGGAGAAACTGTACTTCAAGTGACTACTTCATTATTTAATCAAATACTTGTTAAAAGATCAGCTAATACTGATCCTTGGATATTCTTTGATTTTACACAAACTGATAATGACTTTGGTCCATGTATTAGAGCTTATGGTAATGATGTTAATAGATTTGTGCCTTCTGTTGTTTTAGCAAATAGTCAATTTGGTGGTCGCTTTACAGCAACACAATTGCCTGGAGAAATATTATTTACATGGAATGGTATAGGTTCTGGTAATTTTACAGAAATTGAATGGACTATTACTAAAGATGCTACGGATGTATCTCCTGCTTATTATTTTAACATAAGAGGTGCAATTGGAACATTTGGAACTTATCCTATAACATTACCTTATGTTGGTAATTATAATGTAGAAATGAAATTGTTTGATGTATATAATAATGTATCATCAACTGAAAAAAGATCTGCTATATGTGTAGATGAAAAAGAGGTTGAATATTCTGGTTGGTACCAATCTAGAAAACTAATCTATAATTGGGATAATGAAGGTAAGTATACATGGAATAATTATGGTTCTTTATGGAATCTTCCAATTGAACCGTCATGTACATGGGATGAAGAAACTCCAAGTTTATATGAATCATTAGACAGAGTTAACGCAATCTTAAATAATTTTGGTATTGGAACAAATACTGATTTTCAATTAATGAATTATCAAAACAGTGGAGCTGTTAGTTTTAGTGGACCATATCAATGGAAAAATTTAGGTGATAAATTTACAAATTGGAATAATGCATATCACTTATGGTGGGATATGACAGCTACGACTGGTGATACTCCTGCATTTTTTGAATTTAATGAAGTAGTAGCAAATTCATATTTAAAAATAATAGATCAAAAAGGTATTTCAGCTACTCACTTTTTTGATTCAACAACAGACACATTAGCTAAAGCAGTAGCTCAACTTAATGTTAGTACTAATTCTATAATTAATAAGTACATTTATAACTTAGTATTAAATGCACAAAGTAATGCTGTATATGTACAGGCTGTTGCAAGATACACTGGTGTATTTGGTGATTTTAAATTTGTTGATATGGTAAATGTAAACGGTGAAAGAGTTTGTTCAACTGCAACCGGAGGTGCTGGTTGTGTAAGCATAGTTTATAAAACAAGTCAAAGTGTATCAAGCAATCCAACGTGGAGTACTGCTAAATTTATTAATAATGGTAAAACACTACCACCAATGACATGGGCAATGTTTGTCTATGATAAATGTAAGATAGTTGGTAAAACAAATCCTAAGTGGACTATATCTAATACTACTAACTCGTCAGTGGCTGATATATATTTTGAAAGCAAGTATCTAACATATCTTTTTAAAGACCCAGGAAAGTATATGATATCATTAGAACTTACAGATACGAATGGGAATAAATACAAAAAAGATAGAAATATCTTAAATATAAAACAAACAAAACAAAATGGCAATTAGCGTAACAGAAATTTTAGGAACGGATTCCTTATCAGGATCAAGACTAGTCATTAATGATAACTTTAATGTTCTCGCAAGTGAGATTAATGCAATGGAGGTATATTTTGCACCAGCTGCAGGTACTATCACTAACCTAACCAATGTTTCAACAGAAGCTTTGCGTGTAGGTTTAAGCACTATATTGTTAGATATTAATGCTACTACATTCGATATTTTAACAAATGTTAGAATGACAGGCAATCTTACCATGACAGGTGGAGGTATATTTAAAAATAATACTAATGTAACTACATTGGATAACACAGGGCAGAGTATGCCAGCAACAATTAATGTTGGTACTGCAAGTGCGATTCCGCCGTCTACTATGTATAGGATTGGTAATACTGATGCAGCACAAACTTTAACACTTCAATTATTTAGTGGAAGTATAGGACAAGAAATTGTTTTTGCATATACAGTAGGAACTCAACCAGTAAAAATTATTGGTAATGCAGGTAATCTAGTATTACCAGCAGGCGGTGTTTCACCAAGTGTTACATTAAATGCAATAGGAGAAACAGTAACGTTCTTAGCTATTAATAATGGAGCAGGAATACCGGTTTGGTATCTTGTTGGTAGTGCTGGATCAATAGTAATTGCATAAATAATAAAGATAAAAACTATACATGGCAACAACGCCCTTAATTAAAACACCACAAGCAGACGGTGGAACTTTTTATACGTTCTCTTCTTCTGCAAAAGACCTCTCTAGGACTCTCAATAATGATGATCTTAAATTGGTCTTTTCTAGGTTTGTGCTTCTAGATCTACCAGACATGGATAGCTTACCTTTAAATTTTGGTAATTATCAAAATTATATGCAATATGATACGATTGATGGCGCAATTCAAAATGCTGCTATTTCATCAGATCCTAATGTTAACTTTACACAGAGTCTTCAAAACTATATGTTAAATATAGAAGAGATGATTATTAGTGATGCTGGTTATGATAATACAACTAACCTAACAGTAACTGAAAGAGTATTTTTTAAGTGGTTAAAAGAAACTGGAGCAATGAGGTTCCGAGAGGCTACTGTTTTAGAAAAGGCTGGTAGTGTAACAACACCGAGATTTGTTGAAGAAGATCAAAGCTTATCAGGTACTAGGGAATATAGACCAGTTGTAAAGTATATAGGTGCAATTGATATTGTAAATAATGTAGATAAAGCCGGAGAGGCTTATACTGAGTTGTATATTAATGTACCAACAGAAGTAGGTAATACTCCTACAATCCTCTTTAATTCAGTTTCTGATACGAACTACCAACCAGGATTAACAATACAAGGTACAAGTGAATTTATACTTGGAAGAACTGCTGCTACTGTACACCCACAAGGATTAAACATTAAGGCATTTTATGATTATGATGATCAACTACAAGGCTTAAACTCTGCAGGTTATACAGATCCTGCTGCCGATTGGATGGGATTAGGTCCTGGTGTAACAAGCCCTATTACTAATGCATACTTTACTGAACCTACAACTTTTACAAGTGCATTAAATGTTCCTATTGTAAAATATGCTGCTGATTACAATAACCCAGGTACTTATGATGGTTCGGCATATGAAAGAAGTCAATTAGATGGGATCAGTGTAGATTTTGATGCTAATGATTATCAACAGATTGTAACTGATGCATCTATAAGTACAATACCACAATTTAACGGTACTGCTTTATCTGAAACATTTGAATTTAATTCAGTATTAGTTTATTATGATATGGTTGATTTAAGTGACTCAACTAAAACAACTACAAACCTATACGGTATCTTATTATTAGATAATGTAACAGCAACACCATCTGGTGGTTATATTCAAAGATATCCAAAATACAAGCCTAACCTAACTACTGGCCAAAACGGTAATAGTTATGGTTTTAAAATTAATTTAAGATTTGATGCTTCCCCAGGAAGTGCTGGTATTGATACAATCATAAATGATTATAATACTTTTTCAATGGGTCTTTTCTCTGATGCATCTGCTCAGTTGCAAACATCGGCTCAAATCTTCCAAAGACAACAAGTAGAGTTAGCTAACATTGAAATTAGATTAGCAGCAGTTGAAAATACGTTAAACTCTGTTAGTACATCTGCTTTTTTACAATCACAAATTAATAATTTACAAACACAAGTTGATAATGCATCTTTAGCTTTTGCTAGTAGCACTACATTACTAGATCTTATTTCAAAAAATTCAGATGAAATACAAGCATTAGCAAATGGTACTGTTACAGAAACATTGCAATATAATACAGATGTTGTAAGACAAGGTACTGGTATTACAATTAATACTAACACACCTAATCAGATACAAGTATCAAATAATGTACAAGCATATAATTTAATGGTACCATTAAATAGTAGTGATATTCAAATAACAGCTATTAATCCACTTAACTTAAATGTTGTAAGTCCTCAGGTATTTACAGACTTAGGTACATATACTCAAATGTTAAGATTAGATACTATAAATACTGCCGGTGGAAATTTAGATATTTATATTAATGATACAGACACTCAGTGGAGAACTGGGCAAACTATGAGATTAACCTTTAATAATACTCTTCTTATAGGATCAAGAAATATAAGATTATATACTGATGCATTAGGCAGATTAAATAATGGCTCATACGGAAAATTAGCTGCCACTATACCAAATACAGATTTAAGTAGTATTCCAATCATTGATTTGATTTGTACAGAACAAGGAGTATTAACTTTTGTCTATGATATAGTTAAATAAATAATAAAATCGAAACCTAGATAATGGCTGAAAATAATTCAATACAAACTTTGCTACCAGAACTGTTAAGACTCTTTAACAATTCGCTGGAGAGCTTTGAGAAAGTTAATCAAGCAATTACTTCGAGTAGAGACTCTGTAACTGTTAACATTCAAAACAATGATGGAACTAATGCTAGGATTACTATTCCAAGTTTTGGATTTCTTAAAAACTCAGTTGATCGTTTAAATACTAACATTAATACCCTTACTAATTTTAATGATTCTAATAGTTCAATAAGATTACCTGATGGTACATTTAGAAAATTGGTTTTAGCAAAATTACCAACAGAAGCATTGGACGTAACTTCAATGAATTCTATAAACGAGTTTAATGTTAAACCTAATTGGTTTTTTGAAGAATTAATTAATCCTTTGCTTTTCATTTCATTTGATATTACAGGACAAGCACCTATTGATACTGAAAGAGCAATTGTACAGAGATATATTTTAGACACAAATTCACAAAGTAAAATTAATTTCTTTGAGAATCAATATAATGGAACTGCTGATATTGTATATTCTACATTTTTACAACAAATTGTTGAAAAGAATATTTCATATGTTTTAGATGAAGCTGTTGTAGATTTGCCACCTAGAGATAAAAGATTTTCTGGTAAGTTTAGTGTATTAAGAATAGGAGAAGAAAGCATAACAGAGACTGTAAATGGTGTAGAGCAAACAGTAATACAAAAGCTATATAAACTTAATAAAATATTTTATACAGATTCAGAGGCTGATTTTGCTGATACTATACAACTTAAAGTTGGTGATAGTTTAGAAGTTGTATCTGCGCCGATTGATACTAGATATACAGTAACCCAAATTGATAGTAGTACTAACTCTGTAGTTGTAAGATTACAGGAAGGTTCTAGAACAATCAGTATTGGTGCTGATGTATTAAAAATAGGATCCGCATTAAATAACCGAGTAGAGGTTGATGTTACTGTTGGATTTAATGAAAGATGTGTAACCTTTATTAAACCTATTGATCCTGATTCTAAAATACCTGCTGTTAACTGGTCTCCAGGTAGTGGCTTTTATACTAATGATTTAAATACAATTGATACTAGCGGTAATCAGCAAACACTGGCAGATTATTATCAACAAAACGCTGTTGATTTTGGAAGATACTTATTATCATTTGCACAAGACAAGATTCCTACTAGTAGAGAAGGATTAACTCCTAACGCTCCGGTGTTATCGGCTGATGATTTTTCGGTGTCATTAATAAATGGACAAGTTAGTAATTCAGATGCTATCATACAGCTTAAGGATTTAAATAATCAAAAGAATACTATTCAGTCTACGTTAACTGAATTAGATACTGCTATTGCACAAAGCAGAACAAAAATACAAACAACTAATTATTCTACTGAAGTTGAAAGAGATGCAGATAGAAATGCATTACAAGGACTTATTACAGAAAGAGCATCTCAAACAAAACTGTATTCATCAGTAGTTACAGAAATTGATGCGTCTGCAAGTGACAATTCAGTAAGTAGTGTAACACCTAAATATAGAGTAAGAGGATTTTGGGCAATGCCTAATGAAAAATCTGCTCCTGAAACTGGTGTACAAGATATAATAAAATTTCAATATCGTTATAGATATCTTTCTGCAGACGGTGCTGCTAATCAAGTAAAACAGTTTTCTTATACTGATGGTAGTGGAACAAGTCAAGGTGCCTTTTCAAATTATGTTATTGTAAATAGTGTATTAAGACCTAGAGTAAAAAATGCTATAACAGGTTTATATGAATGGATTGCTATTGATGATGATAATGCAGATTCTGTAAATATTAATCAATTAGATATTCCAATTAGAAAAGGTGAACAAGTAGAAATACAAGTTAAGTCTATATCAGAAGCAGGATGGCCATCTAATCCACTAGAAAGCCAATATAGTCCAGCCATAAGAGTAGAGTTTCCTGCTGATTTAAGCTCTGATAGTGCATTAGAAAGTATTCTTGCACAGAATCAAGAAGATTTAGCTAAGGTTGCATTAGAAGAAGATCTAGAAGCAAAAGGAATTAATACTCACCTAAGCAGTTCATTCATTGCAAATGAAACATATTTTGCACATTCATCTCCAGTAATTGCTTCTGGTTTTTTATCAGAAAACCAAACACCAATTGATTTATTCTCTAAGTTAACAGAGATGCAAAACCAATTGGACTTATTTGCTGAAATACTAAATAATGCACAAGGTGAAATGTCTACTACGTTAATTGATGATGGTGGTAATACATACAACCTAAGACAAAATTCAGTTACCAATATTTTTGCAGGTTTTTATTCTCAAGAAGTTGCAGGCTTAGATGATCCTAGGGGAGCAATAATTTCAAAAACTTATTTTATTAATATTGCAAACGTTTCACAAACTGCATTACAATTAGTAGCAAGAATTACAGGTAGCAGAATTAGAATGGTTAAACAATCAGAAAATCCAGGGTCTTATAGCCCATCAGATACTGGTGCACTAAATAATGGTTCTACTATTTTACCAGCAACTTACCCATGGTTAGACAATGCAGCAGAGAACCAAAGGAACGCTAGAGCTACATATAGGTCTGATGATGTAGATTATAATACTATTAGAAAATATGATCTTACTCCTCTTCTTTTAACTAACCCTTCAGTAACAACAGCAACAAAATATGGTCAGACGATATCATTACCGCCTTTCCAATCAACACAAAACAAGAATCAATATCTTTATAGTAGATTTAGTGATGTTTCTAATGATGCAAATTTTTATAGTTATATTAATCCAAGCTCTAACTATTCAATTAATTTAGATACTACGGAAAATCTTTACAATGCAACATCAAATACAGGTTTGGCTGCTCCAACAACTGAATTTATTTGGGGTGGTGGTTTTTTACCAGATGGCACTCCAACAACAACAGCGGCTTATCCTACTACAGATGATGTAGTTCAGGTTTCTATAGCTCACCCATCATTAACAAACTATACTGCATATAGAAATGCATATATTGCATTAACGAATGATACTGAAACTTTACCTGCAAGTATTCCTGCTGGTGGAATTGATTGTACGACAGGTAATGGTGTTACTGCTGGTATTGGAACTGCTGGTGTAATGTTTAGACAATCTAAATTTGCACCATTAAAATCAAGTGAAACTTTTGGACAACAGCAAGCAATATATTTAAATGAAAACGTTACACGCTTACAGGCATTTGCCTTAACCCTACCCGTTATCGCATTTGATACTTCACAGTTATTACAGGCTAGTCCATCTTTAACATTACCGGCATTATCTAATTTATGGGACAGCAACGCAGGTAATGTAGGTTACGTTAATTATGCTAGAAATGCAAAAACATCATTTGACAGTTTTGATCAATATACATTAGGTAAACAATCATGTGGATCTTATTTATTCATTTCTGCTGATTCGCATGAAAATATACAAGTAGATGGTGATTCAATACAATCATTAGAAACTATTCAGTTCGGTCAACAAAACTCAGTAAGTATACCTTTAGTCTTTCAATATAGAATGACTGATTATTTTGGGGTTACATCAGGTACAGGCTTAGGAAATATTGCAGGTGATTCAACTGGATCTACTGTTAATCTTACATATGCTAAGAAAATAGGATTTGATATTTTTCCAATCAATAGTGAGGCTATACAATTTGATATTCTAGTTTCGGCTAAATATAGATCTGATAGGTTAAGTATTGATAATTTCCCTAAAGCAACAGTGACTAAAGGTCTAAATGATTTAGAGAAAGTAATTGCAGGACTAAGACCATCACTAAATCAAACTGTTATTTCTACTTCTGATAGAATAGGTGGTAGCTCACAATCATTTACTGGAATACAGAACGCATAGTAGGAGATTTTTAACTTTATCTTTTGGTGAATATATAAAAAAAGTAAAAGATAAATATGGCTCAAGAACTGCTTGACAAAGCATCATACAGTGTTGTAAGGACTAATCCTAAATTAACTGCGAATGTTAAGATAGTATCTGATGGAACGGATATTTACTTAGAGTCGTTCAGTGCAAGTACTCAGTTAGCCTCTCAGAAATTTAAAGCATTTAAAGTTGATGGAACTAGTACATATGATCGTGATGTAAATAGATTCTTTGATAATGGGCAATTCCCTATAGAGGCTGCATATGAAATATTCCAGGAATATGAAGATACTGCTGTATTATCTAATTACAGAAATCAATATGAAATGTTTTATTGTGCAGGGACTAGATCTATTGCATCAGAATCATACCCACAAAGCTTAGGGACATTAGCACCATTATGGTTAAATGAACAAATACCTAGCGCGTTTGTTATCTTTAGATTAGATAACCCGGCTGCCGTTAATAATGTAACAGCAGCATCTGAAAATGCTGGAAAGGCAAATGCACAAACCTCTGTTAATTTTTCAAAACAAGTATTAGAAAATTGTACTGCAATTAAAACATTTGATTTAACCGAAGGTAGTACACTCGGATCTTATATTAGAAATTACAGAAACCAAGAAGAGTTTCCAGAAGTTCCACTTAATATGACCTGGAGGAAAGATGAACCAATATTATGGAGTGGTATATCTTATAAGAATGGTGGTTTTGTAAATAGTGGAAATTTTGCATATGAAGATATTGTAGTTAAAGATTCAACTATTATACAAGATGAATATTTGTTTACACAAGGATTCCAGAACAATGGAATAATTTTAGCAAATCTTTTAAACTTAGAGTTCTTATTTGACGATCCTACTGCTAGTGACTATTCAATTAATAGATACTTTGGTATGTATGTTAATGAAATAGAAGAAGGAAAATTTGATATATCAGGAGAAGGTTTTTATAAGAATACAGAGAAGAGCCAGTTACCAACTATTAAAACTATAACTGAAGTATCTCAAGACTTAAATACACCATTTGAAATTACAAATGATGCAGGTATTCTATTATTTTTAGATCCTACCAAAACAACAACAATTACAGGTTTGCCAACTCCTACTAGAGTTGATGAGGTTGAATCTATATTTTATGTAAAAGATAAAAAAGATGATTTTCATACAGTTAAAAAAGGATCATTGTGGGGAACTAATGAAATTAGATTATTTGACACTAAAGTAGACGTGTCTTTATTTACAGGATATAAAGAACCTGATACTTTTGCTAATGCAAGTATTGTTAGCCATAAAGGATTTTCACAAATGTATCTTAAAATATTAGATAATGTACAAGAAGGTTCTAAGATTTCATTTTATGATGGTTTAAGTTTAACAGGAGAAATATTTGCTGATAGTACATTAGCAACAATACCTGGTAAGTCATTTGAATCTTTCTTCAATCCAAATGGAACCACAGAAGAAGTTGCACAATCTATAACATCAGCAATTAATATAGGTATTAATGAAAATAATAGATTTTTTACTGCTACTTATAATGATAGTACCGTTTATGTTAAATCAAGATTTAGTGGTACTAGATTTAATAGATTAAATTTTAAAATGGATGTTATTTATCCTGAACAGTTTTTACAAATAGAAACATACCCTTTAACAACAGAAGTAGAACCTGCAAAAACATTTGTTGGTGGAAATGATGTATCCAACGGTTTACTTAAAGTTGAAATAGGGGATCAGAATAGATTTGTAAAAGGTAATTTTGTACAAACTACTGGTGATTTTGCAGTTATCGGCGATTGGGTACCATATACAGAAGAACCTATTTATAGTGGTAATAATCAAATTATTGGATATACTAACATTGATAAATTTGTTATAATTACATGTAATGATAATCAAATAATGGTTACGAATGCTAACCAAGTTGCTCTATACTCTGATTATAAACCATCATTTGGTAGATTTTCATTTTTTGATGTTAAAGATTTTGACTTTGATTTTTATAGTACTTTATACAGTGAAGAAGGTGAATTAGATTTTGAATATGCAGAATATAATAAATCAACACCAGGAACTAATCCGCCACAATATACAGGAGTAAGCAGTACTCCACAGATTAGAGAATTTTATGATAATGGTGGATTTTATAATCTTATAGGTTTATTAAATGATGCTGAAGATGCAAATCCAGATGATGAATATATTAAGAGTGAATATATTAGATTAGAAGAAAACTATTTAACATCACAAGCTAACATATCGAGGATTGCACCATATATTAATAAGTGGGCATGGATTAATGATGGTAAAGATGTAAGGAATCATCCGTATAGATTAGATGTTAATCAAGCTTTTGGTTTAAATAACTTTGCACCATCTAAATGGGACCTAGGACAAGAAGCTAGTGGGTTTACTCATGAATGGTATTATCTTTCGGAATTCCCTGAGTATTTTACAAAAGCAGCAATCAAAAGTTCTTGGAGTTATATTGACAAAGCCCCAGTTGATAACACAGATGGTGTTGGCCAAACTTTTGCATTAGGTACTTTTCAGAATGTTACTAAAGATAACTTTAATGATTATTTTATAATAGAGAGATTTACCACGGGTGGGATAACTGAAATTGATAGACAGTTAAGATATACTAGATTAAATGGTGGTAATGAAAAGAATTATTCAGAAGGCTTTCTAAGAGGTGTTAGAATAATAGCAAAATCTAAAGCGATAGGATCAGAAAAACCAGATTTTAATGCTAGATCATTATCATATGTACAAGATGGTTTATTTAATGATTATCGTTTCTCTGCTATTTTAGTTCCTAATTTACCAGACAAGCCTGAATCTCAAATTAAATTTATTAAGAACGAAAAGTGGAAAACTGTTGTAATGTTAATTTCAGTAGATTATGCCAATGTATGTTTAAATAACGGAGGAGATTCTATTATTGATAGAACAACTTTATATTCTTTAAATAGTTCATATTTACAAACTGCCAATTGTGCACCTACACCAAGCGGTGATAGTTTTAAATACACAGACACTGTACTAAGAGGGGCTATAAGTTTTGCAACATCAACGTTTGATACTGCTTCTGGTTTATATACAATTAATGGTATGCCTAATAGTACAGGTGAGCTTACTGATTTTGTAAATGATATTAGAGTAATAGAAAACGGTACATATGGTGTAGTTAAGATTAGTGGTGGTTATCTAATAAGCGGTATTCAATCTATAGTATCATCTAATCAATTTATATGTACTAGTGTAAAATTAGCCGGTAATGATATACTGTTACCAAACCCAACACCATCTACTTTGGTTTTACGTGCAGCTACATATACAGTTGAAAATGGTGGTTATTTTCAATTTGAAAATAGATTAAATTCAATTAGCTTTGGCGAAATATTTAATGCAGTTAATCAAGGTAATCCTAATATTATATATGAAACAATAACAGAGGCTGGATTACAAGTAAAGAATACTGATGGTACATTGGCTCAAACTTTTGCAATAGAGCTGAGGGCACAGGCTGATATTCTTAAATCTGTTTATATAGGTATATTACCAGATCCTGTTAAACCTACAGCTTTTAATTTAACTGATGTTGTAGGATATGATTTATCTTTACAAAAGAATCCTAATATAACTCCTATTGCTAGACATGCAGGTTATTATGCGCCTTATGCCTTACCTCTATTGTTTTTTAGGGATCCATATATGAATTTAGATTTTACCGGAAATGTAACTGGTGCTGTTACTGGTGGTGCTAGTATTTCTGATTCAGTTTATAAATTAAAAGTATTAGAATTATGTAAATTTAAAAATTCACAATTCAATAGTTCGGATGTTAATTTTGGACAAGTACAAAATTTCTTTTATCATAAAGTAAACGAAGAAGACCCATCAACTATTTTAGAATTATCTAGAGAAAGTGCATTCCCTAGTTTATATCCTTTAATACAAGAAATAGGTATTGATTATAAAGACTTTTATGCTTTCTCCTCCAACTGGGAACCTTCATATTTTACAAAAAGTATTGACAAATCACTAATAGAAGACGTTATTGGTACAAGATCAATGTTTGAGAGAAAATCATTTTTTGGTTCAAAATATTTAAAAGTTCCAGAAACTATAATTTTAGAAACATTTAAACCTGATCCTTTTGTTAGGGCAGCAGTTAAACAACCTAATTTAATACAAGGAACATTTATGCACCAAGATACACCGTCTGTTACTGTTAATAAAAGACAGATTTTAACAAAAGGTGTTGTAAATACTAGAGATATTAAAAAAGTACCATCAACACCAACAGTTGAATTTTATTTGTTTAACCAAAAAAGATTAATTGAATTTTTATTTATACCAATTAAAGCTCAGTTTGTAAAGTATGTTAATGAATTATATGGTTTTGGTGATTTGGAAACATTAGATGATGATGTTAATCAATACATTAGAGAAAATATATTAAAGCTATACAAAATAGAAAAAGTAGAATTATATACTTTAGCAAGTCGTGACATTAGTGAATCTACCTATAGTACTGCTGAATTAACTGATGCAGAAAAAATTAGTGCAGGTTTAACTGTTAATGATAACGTATCATCAAAAACTATAAATACAAACCCATTTGATTTAAGGCTAATATATAATAAAAGAACAGGTTTCTCTGAATCGTTTGGTTTCAGTGTTACCATAGTTAAAAAATAATAAGAAAGAAATGCCAATCACTATACAAGAAATAATAGCATCGGATACTATTTCGCAGCTTGTCGATAAGACTAACTTTAACTTTGATCAGTTATTGCTAAATGGTGGCGGTCCATCTGGTCCTACTGGTATTGCTGGCCCAACTGGCCCAAGCGGAGGAAGAGGGCCTAAGGGAAGTACATGGTATGATGATGCAAGTACTACTACACCCGGTGTTAGTCCTAATGTTACTCCCCCAACTGTAACTCCATTGAGTGGAGATTATTATTTACAATTTAATGGTCAAGTATGGGAATATAATGGAACAATTTGGGTAGTCACAACAATAGATTTACAAGGACCTACTGGAGCTGCTGGTACTACTGGTGGTTTTAGTTTAGCTTATGGCCAAGGTAATATTAACAATATAAATAGTTATTACCCAGCCCCTAATGGTTTAAATGCCGGTGCAACAACAACAAACCAAGGTGTTATGTCAATAATGATGGGCGGTGTTGTATCAAACACTGTACCAATTGATGCTGCTATTCCATTAACAAATGCATATATAATACCAGATGCAATAGCTACAGCAATGGCATCCGATGTATTATCAGTTTTAATTCACCAACGAGATTCAGCTGCAACTGCTATAAAATTTCATGGTGGTAATTCTATTGGTGCAGAAAATTATGAACAAACTACATTAGGTAATTTAAGTGGTATACAATTAGGTGTTGATGATAGATTAAGAATAGTTGTACCTAAAGCAGCAACCAACCCATCAACACAGTCTGATTTAATAGGATATGAGGTTAGTACTGCACAAAGAGCCCAATATTACTCAGCAGGGCAATCTATACAATTTGCAACAGGTCTTGAAGGGACACAACAGTTTAGCGGACAAAATTCTAATTTTGAGATCGCAGTAGGTAACGGTGCAACTTCTAATGCAGGTAATAAATTTAAGATGTCTACATCAGGCACGGAATCTAGTACATTAACAGAAGCAGGAAATGCCAATACAATTACCTTATTAAATACTAGTACTTTGGTTGGTAATTGGCAAGCAGTTGCTGGTAGAATTAGATTAGTATCAAGCTTAAACACTGAGGTATATTCTGGGCAAGCAATAAGATTAGAAACAACATCAGCATCGGCAGCAGGCTTAATAACATTACAAACTAAAACTGGTGGTATGCAATTGAATTCAGTAGGAGGTCCTATAACAATTCAACAAACAAGCAATACCGTAACCCAACCGATTACAATATCTAATAATGATAACAATATACTTATAACTACTTCAGGTGCTGGTGAGATTGCATCTAGAACAGAGGATGACGGAAGCATTAAAAATGCAGTAGTGCTTGACCCTGGGGTTAGCAATACTTATACATTAAACAATGCAGGCTTTAACTTAATAACAGAAGCTCCAAATGCTGTGACATTAATAAAAGGAAAAGGTTCGGGGTCCAGTATAGCAATGGATGTTCTTGCTGCTGATGGAGAGATTGAATTAGGTACTACCTCGGATTCGGCTTCGGCTAATATAAAGTTGTATTACAGAGGTGGTACCACCCCTGATCGTTCAATAATAAACACAAGAGGTAGATTAAATTGGTCAATAGACGGAAGTGGTGTTACTGTTTTACCAGTATCACAACCACCAGTTTGGCCATATAGAAAAATAAATACAAAAGGTATATTAGGTGGAAATATTGTAACACAGACTGGTGATGCAGTCTTACCCACAGATGCAGGTGTTGCAATGGCAGCATTCATAGACGGAGCTGCAATTGCAGCTTCTGCAAGCAGTATTTTTGTAGGTAAACCAAATTATTATCAAGCAGGTGGTTCATTTGCCCCTAGTAATGAATTAGGTATCTTTGTTAATTCTACTAATGTATTTACACAAGGGCCACTTACTAGTACTGATGATGCATCATTCTCGCCTGCCGTTGAAAAATTTAGTGTAACAGAAGATTTTACTAAGATAAGTAATAGATTAATATATGGTGGAAAGAATGGTGTACAAACTGTTTATTTTGATCCATTGCGTCAAACTTCACCTAACACTAATATTGTAATGACATCACCTTATCTTAGGTTAGTAGTAGGATCTGATGCAAGAGGTGGAGCAGAGTACACTGCAGCAGCATTAACAGCAGGCACAATTGGAAATAACCTAAACTTTACTTATAATTTTAATATAACAGTAGATCAAACTACTAACAATTGGCTTGAAGGTCAATTTGCTTTTGTTGAGCTTATTAATTCTAATAATATGATCATTATTAATAATGGTGGGGTTGAAACAATATTAAAACAATACGGACAAGTTAATTTAAATTATGCAGTATTTAAAAATGTCAGTGGTATAATAGAATATTCACAACCAGGCATACAATTTGGTGTACAGAGATCATTGGTAGCAGTAACACCCGACCCTTCAATTGCTTCAAATGTTCCTGGGACTATAACAACTCAAACATCAAGTAATAACATGCAACTTAGAGGTAGTGATGTTGATAAAGTTCAATTTAGATTTGTAGAAGGTGGCCAAGGCTCCGGTAGTAATGTTGTAACTACAAATACCCTGCCATTATATTGGGGATTAGTTGGAAAATCATTATCAGTCGAAACGTATTTGCAAGATTACAGTTAACTATATTAATTATAATAAAATGACAAAAAAAGAAATAAAAGATTTAAATGGATTCGTAAGTAGATATAGAGAGATAACACTTTCTTTAGATCTAATGCAAAAAAGTATTGTAAGTTTAGCAAAGAAAAGAGACGATCTTTTTACAGAGGTTGATTCTATGAAAGGTAAAGAAACTAAATTTATTGAAAAAATTGCAAAAAAATATGGAGCTGCTGAGGTAACACCAAATAAGCTTCTTAAGTATATACAATGATACTAATTATTAAAAATATTCTTGGTATAATAACAGACCCAAAAAACACTAGGATGTTTTTATTAGGTGGGATTGGTATTTTATTATTTTTACTTCTTAAACAGTGTAATGAAACTGAAGAAGCTAAAGGTGAGGTTACTAGATTTCAAAATAACTTAAGTGCAGCAAATGACACTATACTTAATTATGTTAATGAAAAAGGTGAATCGGTTGGTGAAATAAAAGGATTAAGTTTATCATTAGAAGAACTTAAAGATAGTTTAAAATATGAACAAGGAAGACCACCTATTACAATCGTTAAGTATAAAACTATAATAGAGGAAAGAATTATTGAAGTACCAGTTATAACAAAAGATACTGTAATTAAACAAGGTAATAATAGTTTTAATTCTATTTTAAGTTTTAACTCTGATAGTAATTGGATTAAAAGTTCAAGATCGATAAGTGTAGATTTACCTTATAGCTTTATAGATAGTTTAACATTTGGTTCTGCCACTGTTGGGCTTAAACAAAATATTTGGTTAGATGCTACATTATCACAGGATATTAGCACAAAAGAAATATTTATAAAATTAACATCAGATTATCCTGGTACTACATTTAATAGTACTAAAGGAATAATGATTGATAAAAAAAGTCCGGAGTTTAAAAGCTTACAGATGCAAAATAGAAAACCATTTGGTTTTGGATTAAACATGGGAATAGGAATTGTTGGAAACGGCCAATTAGGTCCATACATTGGACTTGGTGTTTCATGGAATCCAAAGCTTTTACAATGGTAAATAAATAGAATATAATGGAATCATCAAGATTTATACAAATATCGGATCAAATACTTATAGAGTATGTTTATACCAGTAGCGCACCATCAGAAGCGTTAACGTATAATACATCAAACTTTGGTGTTGATCTTATGAGAGATGCTAATACCAACGGGACTTACTTTTTTAACTCAGAGGGGTTAATACCAGTAGCACCAGATACAATTAGCTTTAATAATGATGTAAGGAAATCTAGTGCTTCTAATAATGAATCACGAAATCAATTTGTTAACTTAGGCCCAACTGGTGTGGCTGTTCCTTATAATAATACAGTTGCAACATTAACAAGTGATCCTGATCTTCCACAAGTATTTAGTCCTAATATTGATATACAATATGATACAGTACGAATTCATTTTGTAGCTGGATTTTCTTTTGGAGATTTTGATGGTATTATATTTGAAGTCTTAGCACCAAGAACAGACGGTGTTATGATGAATCTTAATTCTATTAATTATCTAAAAGGCGGTCCTGTAGAATTAAACCCAGATCCATTATTAATAGCAGATAAATTATATGCTACATTTATTGAATGGAAAACACCTTCTCTATATTATATGGATGAGGCATTTAACGCAGCTGTACCAAACGGCTTAGCCTGGAGAATAACTGAAGGAAAAGGATTTTTAGGTACCCCACCAATAACACTTAGAGCTACTGGTATTTTTGAAACTATTATAGAGAATGGATATAGCTTTTATGAAATGCAATCTATTAATTCTGTTTCTATATTAAATAGAGATGTTTATGATAATTTATATGCACAAGTAATTCCATCAACTAATGGTGATTATTTTGAATTATCAGGGCAAGTTATAGGTTCTTCACTTAGCCAATTCATTGCTCAATTAAATGCACAAGGAAATGGTGATTGGATAATATTTTATGAAATAAGTGTTACTGAGCAAGTAGGTCAAGTATTTGCACAATCAAGCTTTCAAACATTTGCACAAACCAGTCTGTTTGATGATCCTATTTTATTTAGGCCTATTATTAAAAATGCAAACACCGCCGTATCATTTTCTATAAACTTTGTATTAAGATTATATAATAAAGGTGATGCTACACAAATAATTAAAAATGCTAACTTAACTTCATTTAATCCTCAAATGTATGGAGCACAAATGCTTACTATAAATTTAGGAGTGGTTCCTACTGTGGCTAATGTTTACAACCAGATTAATAATGATGTTGGTAAACAAATAGTAGTAGGTACAGGTTCATCTGTAGATAATTCAGCAAATACATCTGAACAAATCGCAGAAAAGTTAGTAGTAAAAACAAAATATGTAACTACATTCAGAGATAAGTTAAATGTTAAAGCTTCTATATCTCCAGTTAAAATACAAACATTAACAGATGAGACTGTACAAAGACCAACATTCGGAACTGCTAATAATGCAAAACCAAATGCTGGAACCGTTGGATCAGTTCCTGATACAAAAACAACTTAACTTATGAGTTCTATACAAACTAATATATCTCTAACAGCACCACAGAAGGAATACTTTCAAAGATTTGTTGATTTAGCAGTTAATGACGCACCATTACCACAAGGGGATGGTATGATTAGAATCTCTCCATTTGATGATTACTTTTTATTTACTCTGTTTGATGAAGTAGATGGAGAAGATACACCAATAGACTTAAGTAATGTGGGAGATATCTATATTAACTTTATTGGATCGTTTGATGAAATTGATATAATAAATCATACACAAGTTGAAGAAGTAGATTTATCAAGAGGCGAGGTATTATTTAGAATTACTAGATCAGATAGTAAAAAGATTTTAGCATTAGATAATAATAACTTTTATATTTCTACTAAGATGATAGATGTAACAGACGGATCTATATCAGATGAATCTGTTTTATATCAGGGTATTTGGTTAGCTGTTGATGATGCTAGTAGACGTACATTAACTTCTCAAATAGAAGAGCAGAGATTAGAGTATAGCATTTTACTTGCAAAATTACAAGAAGACAACAATAAGCTCCTTAGTGAAAATGCCGCGCTAGTTACCTCGGCTGAAGAAGATACTTTGGCTATACAAACATTACAAGCCAGTAATAATGAATTAATAAATGAAATTGCAGAATTAACTAAGGATTTAGAATCTGCTGATATTGAATTAATTAATAGGAATGCTTCATTGGCACAAGCATTAGCTGATAAACAAATAAGGTCTAAACAACAAATTGATGCTATAGCAAGAAGAACTATACCAGCTGCTAATCAACAGACGGCATTCTTTCAACAAGCAGCACGTAATTTACAACAGTATGTTACTGGATACAATGTAGTAGGAACGCCATACAACTTTAGACCTGATGATAGGTTTAGAGCTGATAATAACGAAAGATTTTCATAAGATATGATATTAAGTGCTAGAAATAACCAATTTAAGTTTGACTTTCCAAGGAATTTTATACCTGAGCCTATTGCTAAGAAGTATAAACCATTTCTTACTAGGATACCTGGTGGTTTAATAAAAGAACCTATTGATTATTGGAATTATGGAATTCAGTCTATTAATTTACCTGGACCATCCTTTGATCCTGTAACACAAACAGATTATCCAGGTAATACTCGAGCATTCAGATCAAGTATACCTATACAACAATTATTTGATAAATCATTAACTGTTACTATGCAGGCATTTGATGGTTATGTAAATTATTGGATGGCTGTTGAAATGTTTGATTATTATTATAAGCTAAGTGGTAAACACCCTTATTTACCAGAAGGTGTTGGTATACAAATGTTAGATGCGGACGGTGCTGTTTTTGTTACTGTGCAATTAAAAGATATGTTTATATCAAATATAGGTGCATTAGATTTAAACTTCTCTAGTAATACAGTAGAATTTCAAACTTTTGATATGGAATTTAGTTATAACATCTTAGATGTTGTGGTTAACATAACCTAATATATAAACAAATAAAGAACTTATAATGAAAACCTTTAAAGATTATTTAACAGAAGAGATTAATGAAACTTTGGATATTCAAAGCTTATTAAACGAATCTCACGATTTAACCGAAGAACAGGATGCTGCTATTGATATGGCGGTTGAAAGAATTATGGAAGAACATAAAAATGGTAAAGATTTAGATATAATTGTTGAGGAAATTGTAAATGAAGGTATCTTAGGAAGTATATTTGGTGGTCTTGGTGGTTTTGCTTTAGGTAAAACTGTAGGTAAAGCAATTGCCAAAGTATTAGGTATTCAAAAAGGTGCTTTATATGATTTAATGACTTCACGTCTTGTCGGAGCTGCGTTAGGTGCAGTTCTTGGTAAGAGAATATAAATAGAATGATTAATATAGGAATTGACTTTTCACTTAATAGCCCAGGAGTATGTGTTGAAACTACTGATGGGAAGTATCACTTTATAACCTTTTTTAATTACGGTAATCGTATATGGGATGAAGAAGGCAGAAAGATACCAAAATCCTTTAGTGTACATAAAGAATTAATGGATGACAATGCTATGTTAGGATTCCCTTATCATAGAGATGTAACAAGTAAAGAATTTTTGCCAAGGGAGCGACAGAAATTAGAAGATGCTGGAAATATTAGTTCTTTAATGGTTAATATATTTTCTACATTATTCGAAGGTGATAAAGTATCAGTTGCATTAGAAGGATTCTCATATGGATCCAAAGGGAATTCATTTATAGACATTATTCAATATAATACTTTTTTAAGAAAGGAACTAATAGATAAGTACTCAATAGAAAATTTATCTGTATTTCAACCTTCTCATGTAAAGAAGTTAGCAGGGAAAGGCAATGCAAACAAACATTATATGGCTAAAGCATTCCAAGATGATGTCCTTAATGATAAGAACCTAAGAATGACTAAACTTTGGAAATGGTGTCAAGGAAAAGACTTCAGCATTAAAATACCTAAACCTATCGATGACATCATTGACGCTTACTTTATACTTAAAGCATTAAAGGCAAACAACTAGATACTATTTCTCCAATTCAATAGTTAAAAATTATATTGCAACATGTGGAGTTTGTTTCAGCTTTACACAAATTAAATTTAAAATATTATGTTAAAACCATTAGGAAGTAGAATTTTTATAAAAAAAGATGAGCAGCCAGATAAAAAAGGTAGTATAATTTTATTAAAACAAGATGGCATGTATGCCCCTCCTTATTCAGGGATAATCATCGGCGTAGGCTCGGGTGTTAAGGATAATGAATATAAAATTGGAATGAAAGTTCTTTTCCATGATTTAGCAGGAACTGAATTTAAATATAATGGTAAAACTGTATTTAGTCTTAGAGAAAAAGATATAACGGCAATAATAGATAAAAATATTCACGTAGTCTGAAACAAACTGACTTAGTGAATATATAATAAACAAAGGAATCAATAATTAAATGGTTACTTTTAAACAGGCGATAACAAGGCAAAGTAAATAGGCAATTAAATAAGTAGTTTAGGCACAGAGCGTTGTTATCAATTATAAATTAATAATAACAAAAAAAGGCAATTAACATGGCAAATGAATTCGACATTTTTAATGTAAGTGTAAAAGATTTAGACACTGGTGAAAGACCTTCCACAGCAGGAAGTGATTTATACACACCTAAACCAGATCAAGGACAAGACGGTATCTACCGATCTTTAATTAGGTTTCTACCTAATGCTAAAAACCCAAGAAAACCATTCGAACGTAAGTATGTCTACTGGCTAGAAGACAGAGAAGGAAACGGCTTTTATGCTGACTCCCCATCAACAGTTGGAGAAAAAGATCCTATCCAGGATATGTTTTTCAAACTAAGAAACTCTGAATCAGCAGTAGATAAAAAGATGTCAGAAGGTTTAAAGCGTAGAGAAGTATTTTACGCATTGGTACAAATCGTAAAGGATCCACAAAACAGAGATCTTGAAGGGCAAGTTAAAATTATGAAATTCGGTTATAAAATCAAAACTAAAATTGATGAAGAACTGAATCCACAATTTGATGAACCTACTCAAGTATTTGATCCATTTGAAGGAAAGAACTTTGAATTAGTAATTTCTAAGAAAGGTGGTTTTCCTAATTATGATTCAAGTAAATTCCACGGAAATAAATCACCTATGACAATCGAAGGTGAACCAGTTTCTAATGATGATGCAAGCCGTAAATCAATTTTAGGTTTATTGGATTCTGCACCAGATTTAGGTAATTGGGGTTATAAAGCATGGGATGATACTGTTAGAGGAAAGGTAATGAATGTATTATCTCAATTTACATCCCCTGGGGATTCAATCCAAAACATAACTAGATCAAAGCCTGCACCGGTTAACACTGAAGCAACAAAGGCTGCTGCTGTACAAGCAACAACAGAATCAAAAACTGAAACTCAACCTGCAGAAAGCACTGAGAAAAAAGAAGATTTTGATGATTTTATTAATGGGTTAGATCTTTAATAACTATGGCAGAAGAAATAATAATATCTTCTGAAATGAAAGCTCGGATCATCGATAAGGTGGTCCGAGTTCTTCATACTAACCATTCTCATCCAGAAAAAAGAAGATTACTGGAGAGTAAAGGCAGGTTAAATTTTGCATGCCCTTACTGTGGTGATTCCACTGATAACGTTAGAAAGAAAAGAGGTAACCTTTATTGGAATGATTTATTCTTTCATTGTTATAATTGCTCTGCTCATGCATCATTAGATGTTTTCTTAGCAGAACATAACCAAAACTTTGAAGGTGATGATAGGGTTGATGTAATTAATTATATTAAAGAAAATCGCAAACATTTTTCATTAGGAGAAAATTTAGATTTTTATCTTTTTGATAAAGCTAAAGAACTTGCATTAACTTTTGATGAATTAGCATTAGGCTTTAATGTATATCCAATTAATACACTTACTTATCAAGCATACCCATATTTAAAAAGTAGATTACTTCATCATAAGACTGAAAGATTTGCTTTTGATCCTAGGCGTAGAGAATTATATGTTTTTAATTTAACACCCGAGGGTAAGATATTAGGATTTCAAACTAGAGACTTAGGTGGCAACGGTGGTCCTAAATATAAGACATGGAATATTGAAAGAATATATGATAG